GAGATATTCTTCCCGGTTGTAAAAATTCTTCAACTGTGCTTTGAACATGGCTTCATGTTGTGCATTGCTTCCGCTTTCGGGAAAGCGCACTCCTGTCTGCCTGTTCACACACAACCCCACGTTGAGTGGGGATTCGGCGAAGATGAGTCCTTGATGAGCGAAGGAGGGGCCGAAGACTGATCTTGCAGTCTTTGGGAAGTACGATGGTGGTGTTGTGAATTTAATTTGGCCGTCTTTACTAACTAAATGTTTCCCTTTCACCACTTTCAATGTTGGATCAAAAAGGAATTGTGCTGGTGGCTTTGTACAATCGACGGCTCTGATGCGAAACAAAGGGCGCTTGGTGACGATGTCCTCAAGCGCCCAATGTTCTAGTCCAACGGCGCCGCACTCTTCGTACCGTATGTGACACATCGGAGGACTAACTGATTCTCGACATGTTGGATGGTCTCCAAGAACACGCGCCGATTTTTGGATTGTTCGGCGGGGAATAGGTTGGAGGCGGTGGGACTGATTGCGGAGTTGATATGCGTTTTGACTTTACCGTGCTGATCGAGTATCTGCAGGGCGGTTAGCTGCTTGTCTCGCATGAGCCCATCGAACACTTCGGTGAATACGAGACCTCGGTGACAACGGGTGTACTGGCCTTTCATGGTGTGCCGAATTTGCTGCGCTCCAACGTTGTTGCTGACATAGTCACCTTGGCTATGGGTGAAAAGTCGGCTGATGTTGAAGTTGCGCTTGACAGGCATGGCACATGCCTGCACTTCCGACATAAGAAGGTCTTGCTCCTCGTTGACCATGAAAACAGGCTCTTGGCAGCATGATGGCGTGACAGCGTCGATAATCCGTTCAGCAAGTGGCCGGTCGTAGTGACCGAAGTCATGGAAGATGACTCGGCGTTGCATGGGAATGTTGACCTCATGAACGACGTCTTCAGTCCCGGTCTTCTTGCCGGTGGCGGGATCAAAGACATCTACTTTCTCGATCACCTCCTTGGTGTACGGACCAGGCGTGATGATCTCTGGTAGCTCGCCGGGCTCCTGCTCTTCACAAGCAGCCTTCACGGTCTTACAAGCGAAGCCGCCTGCCAGCAGTCCTGCGTTTCCGGCTGCTAATTTGGCTGTCACAAGCGCGGCGGCCACGGGTCCTGCAACAACGCAGGTGACGATTGTGCCAGCGGCCGTGAGGGCTCCACCAGCCAACGCCCACCATGGTGTTTTATCGTAATACTCAACCGCTGCTGTCCTGAATTCTTC